CGCACATAGCACATTCCCTCACAACAACAACACCAACAAACAAATTAATTAACAAATAACATGTCCAGACACATGCCGCACGCGAGAGTTAACGCAAATCGTAAACGCTCGCGCGTGGCCAAGCCATGTGCAGTGGAACCTTTGAAGCAAGATCACGGGGATTATTCCTCAGTTTTCGACTTGCATGGTCGTCTCAAAGTGCAACCTCATCGTGAATTCGATTTCAAAGTACCTTTCGAATTCAATGATAATTACCGATCTAAATTGTACTCGGCTCCAAACCCAGTCAACCAACTTGGTGCAATCGTGCAACAAGTCGTGCCTGTGGTTACCAGTACGGACTATCATTCATTCATGGCAGCGTTCAACAAACGCAGCAACTTCGAAGCCCCCGACGACGATGACATAGATTCGACATGCTTAGCTGAAGCTCTACAGCTCATAAGCAAATTGCCCCAGCAGGAAGCATGGGATGACAATGATTACGATCGTAATCGTTGGTTAGACAAATTCGACGTAAACAAACGCAAGGCAATGGTGGAAGCATACAGTGACGTGTCCACCTACACATACAAGTACATCGGTACTAAAGACCTTAGCGTCAAGCAAGAAGTGCTTATCAAAAGAGATGACCCGACATGGGCACCCCGTTTGATTTACGCCGGAAATGACGCATTTAATGCAGTGACGGGCCCGAGCGCAATGGTTGTTATGGAACGTTTCGTCAAACTCACCAGTCACACCAAGGTGGGTAACATCCTCTTCAAACCAGCATACAAGCCGAGCGACGTGGAACTAATGGATTTCATCGTCGACAAAGAATTTAAGCAAATAGTTGAAGGTGACTTCAGCCGCAACGACAGGGAACAACGCAAATCTGTCGCTTTAATAATTGATGCATGGTTGGCCAAGTTAGGTATGCCCGCATGGATACGAAAAATATGGATGGAGATAAACAACTACAAAGTGCAATGCCGCCGTTACGGTCTAACAGCATGGATCAAAGCTCAATTACCAACTGGCACGACAGCAACTACTTTTCGTAATAGTATGTACAATGCCACCATGTTCGCAGTTACATGCCAAAGGCAAAACAGACACGGTAAAGCCCTCATCTTAGGTGACGATATCTTGGCTGCTTTGAACAGACGCTTGAACTTAGACGCATGGGTGAGTACAGTTGCTGATTTTAAAATGGTGCTCAAGGCAAAAGCGCCATTGCTTGATGGACAAGCCACATTCCTCAGTCGCAGAATCTTCGCAGATGTTGACAGGCCTTGCATGGTCCCTATGCTTGGCAAAATGCTCATACGCTTTAACGTTAGAGGCACCACCAATGAACAAGTCAGTGACTCGCAATACATGGCAGGTAAATCACTGTCGTACGCATACGAATGCAGACACGTACCGTGCATTCGTGACTTGTTTTTACAGCGTTACATGGTGGAGCCCGATAACGCTTTAGCCAATTATTCAGACCTATCGTGGTTCACCAAGAGCAGCGGTTTGGACATCGAATCCTTGCCAGAGTTCATAATGAACGAACAACATACTGTGTCAAATGACGATTTCGGCGAGTGGTGCTGCAAGCACTACGACCTCACACTAACTGAAGTTATAGACATGTTCACTAGAATAGTGTTAGGAACACATGAGAGTCTCGAAGACATGCCGTTAATCGAAAACATGTCATGCGACTATTAATCTAACAACATAGCATGAGCTCCCTGTAAAGGTGAACTCGCCATACTTTGGAGTGGC